GGCTTTATGCCACACCTATACTTTATCCAGATTCTTTAGAATACTCTAGCGATGTTGTCTTCATCGTGTTGAGATAAGGTAAACAATTTTGAGAATCTACTATACACTACGAATATATATGTCGTAAGTATATTTAAAATTGTTATTAATGCGAATGTAAATATTATATTATGTAAACTTAGGATGTACATTACTGTAATGAATACACTACACACTTTAAAAGTCACAGACGCCTGTCCTTGCCATGTTCTTACATAAATGTAGAATAGCAAAAACGACGCTGTAAAAAATGTTAGTAAATTTAATACCAATCTTAAAGGATATAACATCTTGTCCTCCTTTCTCTACCACGGACTCCGAGATTTCGCTTTAAGCCGATTCACTCTCTTACCGTTTCCAAAGTAATCGTGTGCTCCCATCGTAATCTCCTTGTCTTCGCCATTTTGCGTAGAATTATCGTATAAACCTTCAGCCATAGAAACAAAGTGCGAATTATCAGTCGCTCTTTTAAACGTGTCCCCTTCAAGGGTTTTAAATCCACTGAAAGTTCCCTCATTTAATGCGTCTATCTTTTTATATTCTAAATCAACCTCTTCTTTTGTAAGACCCTCAAATGGGTCTATCTTTATATCAAAGGCGTCTAGCTTATTGTAAGATAAGGCATCATCATCTGGAACATTCGGTGGCATGATACCAAACTTAATGTCCATATCCATATCTTTATATAGTACATATAAAGCCATAAGATATGCCATTATAACGTCGTCATGATATCCGGGTAAGTGGTCTATTCTTCCTGAACCAGTTACAGTAAGATTCATAAGCTCTCTTGCAATATCAGGAGAATTAAAGTATGTCTTATATCTATTAACTCTAGTATTTAGAATTTCCTTAGTCATAGTTTCACGAACATTGTGGTCGTTGTTTAAACCATACTGACCTTTAGTTATTCTTCCATCAGTTGAGTTAATATAGTAAGAAGCATTAGACGCTGTAGACTCATAATATAGGTTATCAACTATATCTTGACAGTGTTTTAACTTATCTACAACACCCTTTCCAATACCCGTTCTTTCGACTACTATTATTGCGTTAGGAGTGTATTGCCTATAGAAATCAATTATTATTTTTGAAAAGATTTCTGTATCTTCTGTATTGCTTCTGAATGTAAATAATACTTTAGTAGTATGTGGGTCTACTCCAACCATAGTAGAATAGTCAGACCTATCTGTACCTCCCCCACCTGCTATATCGACTCCTATTACAATCTTCTTAAGTCTTGCTTCTTCAAACCCCGGATAAGTTTGAAATACGAATCTATTATTAAGTATTATCTCTTTTCTCATAGTATTCTTTGTGTATATCTCAATAAGCTCTAAGGCTCTTCTTGAAAATGGAGAACGGTTTAAAACTCTTTTCCATTTAAGCATTACTTCCACATCGAATACTTCTCTATCTAGCTTTCTAAGTCTTTCTACTAACCATTCTTGAGTAAATCCAAGTTCATTATAAGCAAATGAGCAAAAGACTATATCCTTATTTCCATTTGCTCTCATATACTCTTTTAACTCTTCTTTTGATAAGTCAAACATTACAAGATTGAATTTAACACAATCTTCAAATAAAAGCTTATAAAGCCATTCTCCCTCTTTAGTTGTAGCATCAGGTGGAGTAGATGTCATAGTAATATTATGAGGTGCTCCAACCTTATCAGCATTTGCTGCAGCTTCTTCGTGAGCAGGTTGTGCTGACCCGTATGCAAACCAGTTATACTTAGACCAACCTATTTCGTCAAATCCTATTTTAACAAGTGATTTTCCCCGTCCAGTTTTCATTGCTCCTTCTTTAGTTTGACCAGTTGTTCCAGCGTATATTTTATTATTCCAAAGCTTATGATGTATCTCCATAGTTTTTGAGTAATCTTCACAATCCATTATCTGAATATTACCAGATGAGTCTTCTTTAGTTTTGTATCTAAAGAGTTGCATATATGAAGGTAAAAGTTCTACTATATCTATTACTGCTTGTAGGTTATCCTTAGCTTTTGGTAAGTTATTTGCAAATAGTGCCATTTGTGAATTACGACAAGCAAGATTCCAACACCAACCAACAAGTGCGTTATCTGTACCAGACTTATAAGTTTGTCTTGGTTGTTCAAGATAATATGTAATATCATTTGCAGTTAAATACATAGATGTAAAAGAACCTATATGGAACTTCATCTTTGTAGGACCTGCTGGTGTTGGTATACGTACTACTTCACGACAGTAATAAATAAGATTAGTTGTAGACTCTTGTATTATAGCTTCCTTTTGCTCTTGAGTTAAATCAGGAGAGAATGGGTCAACATTATCAAGTGCTGGGTTAGTAAGAAGTAGTGGCAACCACCACCTCTTTACTTTTAAATTAAATAGCACTTTAGCAAAGTTGATTGCATACTCATTACCTGAGTTAAATTGAACTGGTGGACGTTTATTTGGAAATTGTGCCATTAAATCATCATACATCAAATCCATAGTGTTTTTAGGTTCTCTGTCTTGATGTATTACAGCATTCTTCTCAATATCAAAGTTTACATCTATCTGTCCTTTATAATCATATCTTGCTCTTGGAGTATCTGTATCTTCAGGAAGAACAGATTCGTTTGGATTGTGCTTATTCATATAAGCATACCTTGCAGGGTCATCATCTTCATAATCTCCTACGTGGTCCATAGCAACTAAACTCTCAGCTATACGAATTGATTCAGCGTCAAATCTAACATCTACATTTTCTTCCTGAGATAGAAATTCTCTTATATCTTGGGATACATTTCTTTTATAATTGGAAAATTGTGGGTCTTCAACGTCATCTAAAAATCTATTGAAATCCATTGCCATTTATTATCCCTCATATCCAGACGGGTAAGCAATGTTAATTGTCATTCTTGATTTCTTATGGTCGAACTTACGAGTTTCCTCAATATCCTTTTGAAGTGTGTTTATAACTATCTTAATTGCATCTTGTGCTTCTTTAGTCTTAAGCTTTCTTCTTAAAGCTTGACATTCTTGTAATACAATGTATGCGTTATTGATAGCATCCTTTTTAGAATACTTAGTTGTAATATATTCCATATCTATCTTAGCAATAGATGCTTCTCTTGCCATATTAGTAACTTTCATCATCTCAGCTTCTATTTCATCTTCTGTAAATGTAATAGATTCAGCATACATTCTTATTTCTTTTTTATCTATCTTAGCTTGTAGAGCTTCTAAGATATCATAAGATTCAGCATACTTTAAAAGCTCTTTTGAAGCAAGTATCTTTGTCATGTCCTTAGGTTGCACTTCACCATACTTGAAGTTTCTCTCAACTGTACCTTCAAATGAATACTCCATAGATTTGAAGTTTTCAGGACTTTCCATAAATCCGCTATTACAAGCTTTCATTATTCTTGATAGCATGAAATCAAATGGAGAACCAGTTTGTCCTTTACCCATAGTAGACTTTAGCACAACTTCTATATTCATAAGCTTAGTAGTCATGTGAGTATTTAGAATATTTCTAACTATGTATGCTAAAGTAGAATCCATAGTTTTGATATTCTTTGTATCTCCTTTTATAGCATCATTTATTGTCTCAAATATTACAAGCTCACAAAGTGCAAGTCTTAAAGCATAAGACCTGTGTCCCATATTATCTTCATTTCTCCATCTTTCTACAGCTGTATAATCATTTGTAAGCTCACTCATTCTACCATCAGTTGAACGTACAAGGTCTATAAATGAAGTCATAAGTCTATTAGCTCTTAAGACTTGTCCTATTCTTGTAACTATTCTACCAAAGTTATTTAGATAAGCTATAATAAGTGGAGTAAACTCTTTCATTATCTTTTCATTCAAAAGTCTTTGCTCTATAGTTTCAGCCTTTATCTTATCATTAACTGTATCAAGATATAACTCATCTATTACAACTACAAGTCTATCAATGCCATGTAATTCTCTTACAGCACCTAAATCCTTTGCAAGAGCTTCAGCTAAATCTAAGTCTTCTTCAAGTTCATCATTCTCATCTCTAGTTTCAACTTTGATTTCCATATTTACTTTAGGATAATCAAGAGGAATATTTGTATCTTGAATTATAGCATCGTATGTCTTATAGGCACCATCATAATTGTGAGCTACTTCCCTTCTTGAGTTATTACCTATATAAAAAAGAAAAGCAGGATATATGTCTATCATCTCACTTGGTTCTTCTGGATTAAATCTATCTCTTCTTCTTTTACAATAAGTAAAATCAAGCTTAATGCCAGAAGCTTTATATATTTGTGAACCTAAAAAATGCAAAGGTTCTTTAAGCATTTCTAATTTATTCATATATTAAAAACCTCCTTGTTTTATTATAAAAATTAACTAAAGGGGTGTTTGGGACGGTTTTGTAAACGGAACGCAGAAAATAAAAAAAAAATAAAGGTGAGGAATTAACCCCACCAATATTTTTAATTCATTTTCTTTTGAGGTATTCTCACATAAGGATAAAATCCTTTATGTTTGAAAATATTTTTCTTTACGACAGAACCATCTGGTTGAGGTTCTTCGATTGAAACTCTTTCTGAGTAAGCGTAGAACACAGGAACTGTAGGTTTTAAATCTATACATAATGCTGTAACAGCTGCTGGAAAACCAGCGATATGGAACCCTTCTATTCCGTTTTCTTCTGCCCAATTAACTATTTCATTACAAGTAGATAAATAATTATCTGGAGTCAATTGACCCCAAGTTGATTTTAGATTGTCTGGTAATTCAACAACCACAAAACCTTTTTCTTGTAGTTCTTCCGATTGGTTTAACCCTAATACATGATTTGATACGTTTAGCAATTTTTTCATAAAACATCGACCTCCCAGTCATATAAAATTAAATTAAGACATTGGAACTCTCAACCTATTTGAGTTTATTCCTGTCTTCTATGTTTATTATATATAATTGAAAATTAAAATGGTGCAAATCACTTCTTATCCCAATCTTCATCAGGGTCAAACCTATTTTCTTTCTCCCATCTAACCTGTGCTTCTCTAGCATTACGAACAGCGTCGTTTCCTTTATTTCTTGTAATAGAAGCTCCTTCAGTTACAAAGAAGAAACTCATATCGTATTTCTTACATAATTCTTCAACTTCTTTACATAGTTGTCTAGCTTTAGCCAGTTTCTTTTCATTAATACTTTCCTTTTGTGATTCTGCTATAAGTCTTAATATATTTGTATTCATATTATAAAATATCCTCCTCTTTTTTATTATAAAATACATACAGTTCATTACGTTTATATTCCGTATAGCCTAGAGACATATATAATTTTTGAGCTTTATAGTTATTAATACCTGTGACAATTTGAATACCTTTATCTTTAGACTTATGTCTCTCATTCCATAATATTTTTTCCAATCTACGAATTACTTTAGCACCGTAACCTTTATTTCTAAATTTCTTATCTATGAATAAAGCTATTATTTCCAAATTTGGGGAATATCGTATTGATGTAAAACCTATGTCTTTACCGTTAAGTAATATAAGGAAGTAAGCCATATCTTTATTATTCATTTCTATAGATATACCTTCATCTAATTCTTTTTCAGTAAATTCCTTCTTTTTCCTTTTATCTATAGATATCTCGTAATCTTCTAATTCATCAAAATAATGACGTATTTTAACAAAATCTTTTAAAGTATCTTTGTCGTCATAACCTTTAGAAAATGTAACATGTTTCAATTCTAAATTTTTAAAATCTGGTATTCGCATATTTTTAAACCTCCTAAATGTATTATCTAAAATACAGTTCATAAATACCCCACAAACACCCAAATATAATAATTTTAAATAAAGGGGGATACCAAATGTATATTAAAAAAGGAGTACCTTATAATATAGTAAGTGATGATAACTATACAGGAAATAGCTTTATTACTATGGCAGATGTAATAGTTTCCGATATAATACTTGAAGCAATATTCTCAAAAGAGACTAGAGTGAATATTAAAGGATTAGAAACTATGCCTGAATCAAGAAAGTTATGTGAAGATGTACTTGATAACTTAAGAGAAGATACAATCTTATACGATACTGATAAGATTATTGAAATAGATAGCATATACTCATCAGCTTTGCAATCTTTAGAAAGAGAGTATTCAGTTTATGAAGTATCAATGCTTGGAGTATCTTATATTCCTGAAGATTATGGTTCATCTTTTACAGTGATTAAAATGGTAACTTATGAGAATATAGATGGAAATGAACTTCACCAACTTCATTACATACTTCCTATATTTTCAAATGATGTAGTTCTTGCAAAGAATATTAACTTTGCTCTTCATATATCAGGAGATGGACAAGCTGAGTTTATAGAACTTCCAATGATAGAATCAGGAGACACGTATGTACTTGATTCAAGAAGACTTGTAGATATCTGTATAGCTTCTAAAGCTTATTCATTATACTTTACAAACTTAATACAACATAATAAATTATTTGTATTACCAGTAGAAGAATTTGCAACTCAACTTGCAAGACTTGGAATTGTAAACTTTATACCAGCTCAAGGGCTGGGAATATACTTCGATGAGCAAAATAGAACGCTTCTTGGAAATCTTACAAGTAATAAGATAATACTTGATAAGTTTGACCCTGAAATGATAAATGCTTCATCTGAAAAGATTGTAATGTATGACAATAGATTATATGCACCTAAGTTTGAAGACCAAACCCTACCTATAACTCTTGAGATATTTGACGCTGGACAAGTTACTTACGCTGGACATTATATGGACGATAACTTTATAGAAGTTATTGATGAAAGAGCAAGACAAAGAGAATATGCTGAAGCTGATACTTCTGAAAAAGTCGGAAGAGCTGTTGAGAAAGCAAAAAGAATACCAAGACAAATAATTGAAAAAGGTAAGAAGATTATGTCATCTTTAAGAAGAGCTATAGTTGAATATAGAAAGGCTAAAGATGATGATTTAAGAGAGAAGCTTATAAATGATGAGTTTATACCAGTTATAGATAATGGTATGCAATGGCTTATAGGTGGAGCTACAACTTTTGGTATATACTTCTTAGTAGTTGCAAATCCAGTTATAGCACTTCTTGGTGGTGGAGTTGCAAGAGAGCTTAAAAAGATACATGATGCTAAGGTAAGAACTCGTGTTATGAGAATGATTAAAGATGAGCTTGAAATAATTGATGAGAAAATAAATGATGCTAAATCATCTGATGATAGAAAGCAAAAGTATGCTCTTATGAGAATTAAGCAATCTCTTGAAGCAAAACTTACTTATGTAACTAGAAAGAGAAAATTAGCTTAAGGAGGAATATATGAATTTCTTAGGTAAATTAGAAAATAGTTTAAAACCAAAAGAAGAAAAGAAAAAGAAACTTTATGGAGAAGCGGATATAGATAGCTTTGATGCTTCTATATTTAATCTTCCTGAGGATATGCAAACTGATGTAGCTGAAGTTCAAGCTGAAACTGCTACTAATAACTTAGATGATATTCCTGAAGAACCAACTGAGGATGAACTTCCAGAACCTGATTACGAAGAACCAGATTACGAAACGGCTGATAATGAATTTACTATGGATGAAGAAACTGATGCTGATGCTGGATACTCAGAAGAAGGGACTGAAGATGAAAATATGTTTGCTGAAGGGGAAGATGAGGATACACCAGAGTTTAGAAGAAAGGCTAGAAAGCTTAATAAGTCATTTGCACTTTTATATGACCAATATAAAGATTTAATACAAAAGTTAAAAGATATAGACGCTACGGGAGATAAGGCTACAGTTCTTAATATTATTATAGATGAGTACGAAACACAGCTCCAAGCACTTGTAGACTATGTTGATGATAATGACGACACTTGGGTTATAAGATTTCAAACTTTCGTTGAGTTTAGACTTGCATTTGTGACTCTAAATAAAAAGCTATCTCATATCCAAGAAGATGTCAATATACTTCAATAAAAGGGCGTTTAAAAGCCAAAAATAACATAGTGGTAGTTAAAAATTATTAAATTTAAAATAAATTAGGAGGTAAATAAATATGAATACTACACAAATAAGAACTAGCTTAAAAGCTTCAAATGTTACTGCGAAGACTAAAAAAGCTATTGAAGGTGTAGGAGCAGTGTTAAAGGGATTTAAAACTTATGCTGAGAATCAATCAGTAAACTTAAGTTCACCTTCAGCACCTGCATCTATGAAAGCGAACATAAAAGGTTTCCAAGATGCTTTAACTTCAAAAATAACTCAAGATGTTGCGGTATCAAAATTTGGAAATGACACAAATGGTAAAGTATTGTACGCAGAAATGCAAAGAATAGCAGCTGCAGATATTAATACAATTAATACTAGATTTGCTAATGAAATAAATCTATATTCAGAAAGTATGATGGCTGGGGAATATCACCCATTCCAACTTGCTATATTACCACACGTGTATTTAGAAACTTTATCACAAAACTCAAGATTCTTAATGCCTACAAAGGAATATGTATCTGAACAATTACCACCAAGAAAAATGCTTACAAGACAAGTAGTAATTGATGGTAAAAAATATGATTTCCCTCATTGCTTAAAGAATCCTGAAGTTATGAGAAAATTAAGAAGTGCTGGTTCAGAAGCTTTTGAATATAAATTAACTGACATGACTAAAAAATCATTTAATATATTTACAGAAGCTAACAAAGGTACAAAAGGAGAATCTTCTTTAGTTCCTCAACTTGACATCATTAAAGTTAAATATGCTGACGCTGGAACTGGAACTGATGAAGAAGTAGAAATGAAAGTGTCTTCTGTATTACCAGATGCTAATAACTACACAATGGGAAAATTATATAAAGAAGTTAAATCTACAACTACTGGAGCTAACACAACTGCAATAGTTGCTGCTGAAGTAAACTTTGCAACTGGAGATATCAAAATAGTTCACTCAACTGAAGTTAAAGAAGTAACTTTCAAAGTATATATGTCAGGAGCTTATAATAGACAATCAGCTTCAATAGATATTGAAACTAAACCTATTATACAAGTAATCAAAAACAGAATCAACATGATATTCGATTATGACCCGGGTTCTATGCAAAACTTCTTATCTTTAGAAAATATTGATGGAGTTTTAGAAGGACAATCAATCATATTCGACGTTGTTGTATCTGCAAAAGACCAATATGCCTTTGATACTTTAAATGGAGTATTAACTGACCTTAAAGCAATGAAAGCTGCTAACTTCGACTTTGAAAACTCAGACTCTGGATACTGGTCATCTACTCACTATACTAAACCGGGTGTAGCAAATGGATTTAGACCAACATCTACAGAACAATGGGAAATAGATGAACTTGGTAGAAGAATTAAAGAAATGCACTCTGTAATGGCTACTAAATTCAAGTCAGTATCAGGAATGCAATTCAACTGGTGGGCTTCTCCTATAAATGTACAAAGATTTATAAGAAGCACTCCTATCATCACTAAGAATGAAAGCTATGGAGGACTTACAAATGAATATGCTGTATATGGACTTCAAGTAGCTGGACAAACTTGTAAAATGGTAGAAACTGAAAGAGCTGAAGATGCTGACGGAATCAAATGTGTTCCATACTCAAATATGGAATCTCAACCAACATTTGAATTCCAACAAGGACCTCATGCTTTATATACAGATGGAACATTCAGAAATCCTTCAAGACCACATATGCCTGCAATCGCATATTATGATTACTATGATTGTAACTATGTATTTGCAATTCTTGGAGAAATCTCTATTTCTGATACAGTTGCACCTTAATAAAAAATTAAGATACTGTCCTTCGGGACAGTATTTTTTTTTCTTTATAAAAAAAAAATAAACTATTATATAATGAGAAGAACGGGAGTCTTAACGGCATTTTAAAAAACAAATAACATTGTTGAGATAATTTAATCTGACGCAGACGTGATGAAATTAACCGTTACTCCCGTTCTTCTCTACTTATATAATATATAAACAAAAATATGAAAGAAGAACGGGAACCTATATGTGATGTCACAATATTAATTAGACGATGTAAATGGTTTGGGTATAACAAATGTGAAAGCTGGGGTAATCCCCAGCGATTTACTAACACTTCCGTAGAATAACTTAAGGGGGAATAAATATGGATTTACATAGTGATAAGATAGAAGTATGTGCACCTTACTTAAATAAAGATATGAAGTATATAGACGCTTTATTAAAGGCTAAGAGTGATACTGTTAGTAAGGTTATAGTTATGGAAGAGTGTAGTGAACTTATAAAAGAAGTATCTAAATCAGTTCGTGATGTAGATAATAAGAAAGAGCTAACTGAAGAGATGGTAGATGTTATAATATCTATACAAATGCTTATGAGAATGTGCATGGTATCACAAGATGAACTAGATAGAGAATACAATAGAAAGATGAAGAGAAACCTACTTAGAATAGAGGATAAACAAAGGATAGAGAGTGCTATCGAAAACTCTTCGTTATACATCAAGTAGGCTTATTTTAACCAATATATAGGTAGTAAAAGGAGTGTGAGTTTATGGACACATTACTAGAATACTTTAACATAACTCACATATATTCATATACTCTAGGGAGTATGTGCTACATATTTATTTTGGGGATATTGGATTTATGTGATGACTTGAGGTAATACGGGTGTTAATTGGGGGCGTAATGCCCCCAATAAATGCCGTTTACGAACAATTTTTTAGATATTTTAAATAAAAAATAATTAGGAGGTAATATAAATGACAGGAAAGTTGATTACTTTATATGGAGAGTCTTCTATTGAAACTGCTCCAAGAAGTAGAGTTGTTGAAAGAAAGTTTGTCGGAAATCAAATCAAATGGACGCAAGAGTGTATTACATTTGGAAGACAAACAAGAAACGGTTTTACATTTAATAAAGATGAGTTTATGGAAGCTGTAGCTGACCCATTTGTAGATGATAGAATAAGAGGTAAAAGATTCTATAATGAAATGGACCACCCTTCTAAATCTGATTATGAAAGATTTATAACTGTTAATATGAAAGAGATATGCTATAGAACTAATGCTTTCTTCTTTGAAGGAGATAAGCTATATGCTGAGTGTGAAACTATAGATGTTGGTAATGGAAAGCTTTTACGTGCTATGATAGAGCAAGATGCTGAAATAGCTGTATCATTTAGAGGATTTGGTATTCCTAAACCTGAAGGTGGAGAAAAGATAAAGCTTGTTGCGTTTGACGCTGTATTTCAACCAAGTGATGCTACAGCTTTATCTAAAGAAGAAACTTTTAAAAATAAAATGTATTCTGAAGGATACTCTATGGAAGCTATTATAAATGAGATGAATAAAGCTGGAATGATATCTACAGTTAATGTACCTAAGACATCAGCATTATATGCTGAATCATCTCTTGAAGGTATAACTCCTATAAGAGCATTTAAAGCAGGTTCTGAAACTTTAGGTATAGAATATGCTACTAAAGAAGAAATAGAAAGAAATGCTAAAGCTCAAGGATTTAGAAACTTTATCATTAATTTCTAAGGAGATGATGATATATGAATCCAAATAAACTTATAAAGGGTATAAAGCAAGAATTAGGTATAGGTACATTTATTGTAACTATGTTTTCTGATTATGATTTATACGAAAGAATACTAGCGTCAGCTCGTATGTGGTTTTCAAGAATATATGCTCATGAGATATATATTCCTCAAATAAAGTTCACAAAGGAAATGGCTTATAATGGTAGAGTTCTTACATTTAGAATACCTGAATATATAACTAATGAACTTAAGTTTGAAGGTGTAGGCGTTGTAGATATAAGACATCTTCGTCCAGCTGTTACTAATGCTGAAGGCGATGCTAATATGATGTATATGCCTAATGGTTCTACTATGTATCCACCTGTATCTGATGGGGGAGGATATGGTTCAAGCTTTGGAATTGCAAGTGCTAGTACATCTTACTATATGCAAGGTATGTCAGCATTTTTAGGAGCTGCTCAAACTCAAGCTGCTATGGAGATGTACAGAAAGCCACTTAAAGCTAAGTTTCGTGCTCCTAATATGATTGAGTTTGATGTAAGAGGAGCATCTCCTTATGTTGATACTTATGAGCTTAGGATAAAAGTTGGACATCCTAAGAACTTATATTCTATAGATGAGCCTCACTATATTATGATGCACAAACTAGGTGTATATGATGTACAAGAGCTTCTATGGAATAGTGAGCTTAAAGGACTCGATGGTCTATCTAACGGATATGATAATATTGCTCTTAGAATAGATGATTGGCAAAATGCTTCTCAAAATAGAGCTGAGTATATAAAAGAACTTGAATCTGATATAGTTCTTATGGAAGGTATAAGTTCATATTAAAAATAAGACAACATATTTCTGGTACACATAATCTATATTGTAAAAAACGGCGGCTGGTATATTACTCGAGTTAAGTCCAGTGCGGGTAAGTTGTGTATTGCTTAGTAAACGATAGGCGGGCGAGGGTGCCAGTGCTGAGGCGTCGAAACTGCATACATCGTAAAAAGGGGATTCTTACCCAAGGGTTTTGAATAGTTAGCCTTCAATATAGTGGTGTACCCCGGATTAGTTCTTTTAACTTTTTTAATATAAATTGCTTGTATTCAGAACAAAAAAAAAAATAAGAAGTGGGCTATATGCCCACGACTTATTTTAATCCTTTTTATCTAATATAGCATAGGTCATATCGAGAGCTTCAGTATCTTCATAATAACTAGAATCATGAATTGTTGGTGGTCTTCTTACTATACGAGCTAAGTGTTCATGTATACATAATTTTCTGCCACTTCCATAATCCATGATAAAATATAGAGCATCTGAAGACGCATATGAACATGGAGTATTTTCAGGTATATTCACAAAATTCACATATATTACTTGTCTATGCAGATATCTAAAAAGCTTCTTATTATCTGGAAGTTTACTGAAATCTCTAGTCTCAGCTATCTCATAAGAGACACCGTTATAACCCATTTCTCTTATGTAGTCATCATCATAAGTATTAGGAGCTATAATGAAATGGTATTCCCAATTCGTAGCTCTATGCTTTTCGTATTGCTCTCTTATGAACTCTGGAACTGAGCTCTTTATCCATAACCAAGGTACATACTTGACTATAGTAGATACATTGTCTAAAGAGTAGTCAGATAAATCAAGATGTTTTAGAACTTCTCTTTCTCTACCCTTATTTACAGTAAAGTAAGTATCAATAATGTCTGTATGACTTGATAGTCTTTTATCTAAAACTATCATTTCACCATTCTTGATAGTTCTTAAAGTATCTTCTACGATATTTAAGCCTAAAGCGTATACTGTATCTCTACAGTGATACTTCTTCATTTTAAGTTTTGCAGCCTCTATTATATCTGTAAACTTACTATCTAATTCACTATCCCATTGCCCTTCAGAGAAATGGTTTAAGACTTCAAATTCTCCTATACCGCTTCCACTTACTTTCTCAAAGCTTAAATACTTAAGTATCACAAAAGTATAGTCAGAACGAGCTCTTGTTCCAACCACAATTATATCATCTTTATTCAAGATGAATAAAGCATGATTGTCGTTGCTAAGATGCCCACCAGTTCTTATAAAAACTGGCTTTTTCCTTTGAGCAAATTTATCTCCGACAATCACACAATCGGCGGAGTTAGTCATTGCTCCACCAGACTCCCACATCGCTGGCATTCCTGATTTTGTTAAACTTATATTTCTTTTCATTTACATCGACCTCCTCAAGTCTTCAAAGTATTAAATTAAGACATCTACACATTGTATTGTCTTTCTATGATAATAATATATAATTAAATATATAAATCGTTAGGAACGTAAAAAAAAAA